AAATTATTTTAACTAATATCTAAATTATATATTAATGAAAATAATTATATAATATTATATATATAAACATGAACAATATTTTTGATAATATATTTAAGGCTCAAAAATCTAATGTAAATGAAACTTCTGTAAATCAAGCTAATGTAAATCAAGTTACTGTAAATCATGATAACGCACTTCAAAATATAAATAATCTTTTAAACTCAAGTAAGCCAGCAGAAAGTGTTAGTATTAGTAAATCATCAACTGATAATAGCAATTTAATGAATCAAATCAACAAATTAAATGAAAAAATTATAAGTTACAATAAACAAAATGAACAACTTACAAACGAAAATAAAGTTCTTAGAGCAAATCTTGAATTGTTAATGCGCCGTTTTAATTTAAGATTTAATTAAAACTTATTTTTATTTAATATGATTTTTTTATCAAATATAGTATTTTTACTATTTAATAAAAAAATTAATTCATGGATTTCATGGATTTCATGGATTTCAAGGATTTCATGGATTTCATGGATTTCATGGATTTCATGGATTTCAAGGATTTCATAAAATTTACTATTGTAAAACCGATTAAATATAGTCTCGCAAAATTATAAAAATAAAATTATATTTTGCTTTATATAATAGAAATGAATCATAATTCCAATAAAGTGTTACATGATACAATAACTATAAATACAGATAAATACTTAGAAAATATAAATAGTCTTTTACTGCCCAATAATAATTTTAGAGTGAATGTTTATCCTAATAATGTAATATCCGCAAACAGAAAAAAAGAAAAGGAAAAGCTTAATATATTATATGATAAATTGAAATTAGCAACTACACAATTTGAGAATATAGAAAAAGAAAATCAACAACTCGTAAATGAAAATAAAATTTTAAAACTAAATCTTGAAATTTTAATGGATCGATATGGATTAACATATAAAACAGTTTAAAAACATAAAGATAAATTAGAATAACTAGAAATGTATAAAGAAATACAACTTGATAAAATTTTATTTTATAAGAGAAAAAATAGATATGAATTATTTTATGAAAAATATGGAGAACCAGTTTATTTACAGCTTAGTAAGGGATATTTATCTAAAAAAATAGAAAACATGACTAAATATATTTGGTTAGGTTACTTTTCAAATACACCTGAAAAGAATAAAACATTTAACTATCTTACTAAATTAAAAAATTATATTGAAAATAAATGCAATATAAAATTAGAGACTTTTTTTTACGATAATGGTATTTGTATTCCTTGTCAGAATATTAAGGAAAATTTACAACTTGAAATTTATGTTCGGCAAAATGAAATATTATGCGAAAATAATTTAAATAATTTTCCTGAAAAATCATTTGTTATTCCTATCATTTATATAGAAAATATAATATATAACAACGATAAATGGAGAATAAATATAAAATTAATTCAGATTTGTGTATTTCCATTATATCAAAAATTTGGGAAATGTGTTATTGAATTTGATAATAATAAATATTTAGAAAGTAAAGAGGACATTATTGTCGAAAAAAACACTACTATTTTAGATGGTCATATAAATATTAAATTATCAGAGCACCCGTTATATAGTAAATATTTTAAGATGTGCAAAATTGGTATTCCTAAAGCGGCCATAATACAAAAAATGATGAATGAAATAGATAATATAGACGCACATTATATATTAAATAGAGACCCTGATGAAATTGAAACAATTAAATTAGTTATGACTGAAGAACATGACTATTATAGTCGTTTTTTTAAAATGATTAAAATGGGTATTCCAAAAGTGGCTGTTCAACAAAAGATGATATTAGAAGGAATAGATATTAATTATTTAGATAAGGGAAAAGATTTAATACCAAATATTGCTATATTAAAAAAAAAGGATATGTTTACAGAACTAGTATTAAAAAAACTTAAAAAAAATGAAGTTGATGATAATCATTTAAATAAAAATTTTAATTTAGATAAAATAAATTCCTTATTGCCCAATACAAATTCAAAAATAAATTTAGAAAATATATCATTAAATAAAAAATTAAAAAATGATTTTAGAATGGGTATAAGTATGGAAGAACTACTAAGTAAAAGAAATACAATTTTTCAAATGCAAAAAAGTAATTAATTATTTATTTAATATTTAATTTTTATTTAATATTTAAATATTAAATAAATTAATTTTAGAAATACATTATAATTTATTAATTTAGTCAATTAATTAAATTAATTAATTAAATAATTTTAATTAAATTAATTATTATCTTCCATTTTTTTTTGTTTTATTAAAAAATAGATTCTCTGTTAGTAATGTATATTTTAATATTTTCTTAAACTATAGTATAAAAAAACAATGTCCAATCCAACGTCTTTAAATCTCAACATGGGTACTTCTACTACAGTAATTCTGAACAGTGATATGCAATATGTTCAATCTTCTGTAGCAACATTAAAAAAATGGGTAGATACAGACAATGTAATTTCAGTAAGAAAGAACAAAACTATTTATGTATTAAAAGCTCTTAATAATTGGGAAGCCAATGAAAGTGTAAAAAAAGCTGTATTTTATGGAGTTAATGGTGTAGAACAATGGGCTGGTTTTGCCACAGCTGATGACCGACCAACTGCGATAAATGTTCAAAATGTAAACAATAATATCTATGGTAATATAAATTCTAATATATCTGGTATATCAGGTTCTTTAACCAATGATTTTGCGTATGTCAGTACTGGTAGACTCACTGGTAATGTTAATGTTAGTTCTGAAATTAGTTTTTATAATGGTGCAGATCTAAGCACTGGATTACCTGTTTCACTAAATGGAGTTAATGTTGATGTCCGCACTGCTAATGTAAATTTATTGATGGCGAATGTTGCTGCCCAATCTTATCAATGGAACAGACTTATTAATGCGAATATCGCAGGCAATGTTCTTGTAAACGCATCTACTGATCCATGCGATATTACTGGTAACGCTACTGGTTTACCTGGTGCACTTGTTGGTAATGCATATACTAATGAATTGTATAGACATCAATTTTCTGTTAAAAGTAATTTAAATGCTACTGGAATTAATTCTGAAAATCCTACTTATTTGGTTCGTTTAGAAAGATTTGGAAGAAATGCTAGTGTTAATTCAAGTGTGTTAACAGGCAATTTATTTGTTGGTCAATTTACACATGCCTTCTATGCTAATATTGCTAATATTGCCAGCGATAATATTGTCTATGCTAATAGTCTTACTAATTTAAAAAATATTGAAATAACTGGAAATCTTGTAGGAAATTCTATCACTACTATTAATGCCAACTTTGTTGCTAATACTATATTACATAGCAATACAGGCTTAGTTCCTAGTGAATTTAATTCTCAATATGGCGTTTCATTAAGCACTGTAAATAATAATGTAGACAGTATTCAAGGAAATCTACAGAATAGTGGTACCTTATTAGCAAATGAAAGATTAACTTTTCTCCAAGCAAATATTGCTAATTCAACAGTTGGTCTGTTTCTCCAAGGTAATGTGCAATTGACTAATGATAATGTTGTCTCTGTTAATAATACACAATACACATACAAGAACCCTAATAGTCATTTTTCAGCCAATACTGATAACACATCAATGACTGAACTTAACCCTAAGGTTGTTAGCATTTTCGGAAGCGCTATATCATCAACTTCCATTTGGACGACATCCAATGTTTATAACAATCTTCCTGTGCCCGTTCCAAGTGGAGTATCATCATCTGGTAACAATGAACAAGATTTGGATATATATGTTGTGAAAGGTGGAGTAACTTTAGATAATTATATTACAAATTCAGGTTCTGTTAATATTGAAGGTAATCCCTTTTTGAGTACCGTTCCATCATATATTGGTAATGTTGTATTTAATAATGGAAACATTAGTTTTAATGATAGCACAGATGGAACTGGAATTACTGCTAATGGCAACCTTACCCTCTATAGTGGTAGTATTAGTAGAAATTTTACTTTAAATGGAAATGTCGTATCTTTGTCTTCAAATATTGCTCCTGAATATCATGTCTTTCTCTTTGGTAACACTCAAGAAAATCAACGTGCTAATGTTGCTAATGTAAGTGTCGTCACCAATCAAAGATCTTATGTTGCTAAATCATGGGATGACAGTATGAATCCAAACGTGAGAATTGTATATGATAATAGTTTATCTTCCGCTTTATCACTTACTAGCGAATTTGCTAAATCATTACCTGAATACAAATTAAATTTAACTAACTGGGTAGGAAAAGCTGTAGTGCCGTCTAATGTTCAGTTTTCACCCAATATTTCAATACATGGTAATGTAAATCCCACTTCCGCAAATATTTTGTCCGATTATTCAAGTCTTCTTCCTGTATTAAACAATAATTTACATCTATCAAATTTATGTTTGAATGGAGTTTTATATACTGATTTTACAGTCAGTAAAAATATGGGTAGCAAATGGACTGAACAAGGTAATATATGTTCTTTAGATAATACCAATTACACATATAAAGCTGTTTTACCTCAATATGGTAATTTAACCGGAAATTTAACTAGCAATCAATCATTGGGTGTAAATATTAATGATACATTTATAAATACGCTTGTTTCTTATGGAGTTTCGGGCAACATTGTTGATAATGATGTACATAAGCTTACCTTATATGATTTACAATATAAGGCATATGTTGAATCTGTAAAAAGACCAGGCACATCTGATTTACCAAATAATGTTAACGCATACAATACAGCCTTTACAGCCAATCCTCTCTACGGCAATGTATATACAGGTGATGCATATAATTCCCCAATTAAATCAAATATTAGTGCTCAACCATTCTTAACATTTTGTTACACTGGAATGAATGATTCATCAACTGCTGAAACAATGTATCCTTTCTTTAAAGCAGGCGACACCGCTGCCCTTAATGCTAAGAATATAACTGGTACCGCAGATTTGAAAAAATATTTATTTCCTGGTTTTACATATAATACTTCTAATGAATTTTTTGGTTATAAAACAGCCGCTGATTGTGATTTCCAAATTAATACTGATACAACACCCGAAAGTAATAGAAATTTTAGAATTTATGCCAATGACCCTGATAATAGCACTGTAAAGATATCTTTGGATTCAGGTGTAGTTAAAACATTACCTTTAAGACCTATTAAATTAGGTAATCGCACATTTAGTAATGCTGGTGATACGAATAGTGCGATGAATTGGTATTCATATGCTACTGTATTTTTAACTAACAGTGCGGGAAGTAGAGATTATATGGTTCTATTGTTTGAATTAAGATCCAATAATAGTGACCGTGATGCTGTTCCAACTGATTTACCCGAAAATGTTAAAAATTTCTTACCTGTAACTGTTGTAGTAAAACCTGTGTCTAAATGGAATGAAAATAAAGTTAAATTTACAGTTGCTCATAGGGCATATACTAATGCTGGTGTTGCTAAACCTGAATATAATTCAAGCTCTGATTATAGCGGTGTTGTTGACTTAAATACATTTTACACACCTACTAGCACAAATTCAACCAATTCAGTTGTATCAGTAAATGTATTTTCTCAACCCGTTAATAACTTATTAGTTACTATGCAGTATAAAGGTTTAACAATTAAGAATTTCATTACATATTCTAGAGCAGATTATGATTTAAATAATAACCTTATGCTTGGAACTAATCAAGAAGGTTTATTCGGCACTTCAAGAGTTAATAACACTAGTAGTCTTTCTGCAGACACTAATAATGCTAATTTATTAAATTTAGCAGCCTATTCAACAAGATACTATTTAGATGGCTTAGTCAGTGGTGTGTATTTTGATAAAGCAAATACTACTGAACTTTTAAATGACATTGTTTTAAGAGTTTATAGGTCAGCTTCTTATGAATTATATAGAAATAATGTTGTTGTCGGAAATGGTTTATTATCTCGTTCTCCTAATACCCATACTAATAATTTAGTTGACACTATTACTGAAAATTTGGCTACAACTAAGTCTGGTTTTAGTTTAACATTAAACCATAATTTAGTTAATTTATGTTCAAGGTTACACTTACAATCAATTAATACCGACACAGTCCAAAATAACGCATTAGAATTCAATATTAAAACATTAGCCGATAGGTTAAATCTTAATGTTGCTTCTTTTGATGCAGTTAGCAAGGCATATATTCGTGTTGAAAAAGTCGCTAGAGATCTATTAGCTAATGCCGATATAAATCTTACTACCCTATTTAAAGGTTCATTACCAACTATCAAATTATCTAGTGTGCGCGGTTATCCTTATAGTTTAGATCTCGCAAATGGTGGTGTTGGATCTACTAATACCACTCTCGTAACTGTAACTCCAGGTAATATTTCTAAATCTGTTTTTAGACTTATTTTAGCCCCAGATAATTACACAATATTAAATACACAAACTGGTAGAGTAATAAACGGTGGTAATAAATGCGTATTTACTTCATCGCTTTCACCTTCTACAAATGTAGCCAATGATTTTGTGTTATCTTATGATAATAGAACAATATCTTCAAATTTAGTTAGCTTACCCGTAAATTTAAATGTTAGATTGGAAACTATCAGAAATTCTGGGTTAGGACAAATATCTTATATGGTTGAAGATTTTATTGGCCACTATAATACAACATCTAGTCTTGAAGAATATGCCGTTCCAGGTGCTGCTGCTAATACAAATCAATTATCGAAAAATTTAAATCACACATTAAACACACAATCATCTCTGAGAACCGCAACTGTAAAATTAGTTGGGGCAACATATTGTTTTGATATAGATTTAGGCAATAGTGCAGAAAAACATACAATTAACTTTTTAGGAGGCGTTTATCCTGTATCTTTTTCAGGGGCTGTTTCATCAATATTATATACAGGAAGAAGAGTTATCGTTTTACATTCTGCAGTTTCTGCTGATAATACTATGAGCTATACTAATATTGTTAATAGTCTTTGGCACTTTAATACTGCTAGAGATGTATTTATTGGTCAAGCCGCAGCTGCGTTAAAAGATAATACTAAAGTTTCAGCTCAATCATACTCTGTTATTCTACCAAACAGCACTAAGACTAATGTATCTGACCTCGTTAATTTTAGGTCTTTTGGTATAAATATTAAATCTGTTGCATTAACTAATAGAACATTATCATGGGCTACACTATATATGAATGGAAGTTATGTATCTGGATTGGCTCTCAAATGCACATATGGTAATAATCAAACTAAGTCATTATCTTTAAATACTGCTTTTACCGCAGTAAAATCAGTTAATTTTGAAAGAAGTGATGATGATATTACAAATAATAGAAGTACTCTATTGCCTACTTATAATATTTTATTAAATGGTATTCAATTATTTAAATTATCTATAAAAGACAATTTACCAGCTGTTAACAATTTTGTATACACTATAAATCCATGCAAAGCACATTTCTATGAAGCATATGACCAAGTTAAAGATAATAACATCAACACAAATTTAGCCACCAATTCTGTTCTTACAGCAAACTATTTATCAGACGTCGTATACAATATTACATCTAGTGCGGTTATGGCTAACAACATTAAACCTAAATTCTCAGTTGATATGAATAATAGTATTGATTTTAATAGCGGATGGCTATCATTATTAGGAACTAATTTAGAATTGAAATTTAATAATAAATTTTCAGTAGGTTATGCCCTTGATTGTTATTTTGTAATTAAAAATAATACTTCCGCTGAGTTTGAAATTTTCGAAATTTCCGCAAACGCAAATAAAGCTAACGAAAATTTAAATCCATCTGTTTTTCCAAATTCATTAACTGTTATTAAGAGAAGAAATCTTAGAGTATCTAATAAAGATGCTTGGGCCACAACTGATGTTTTATCAAATGAATCTTTACCAGGATTGTCTTTTAAATTAGCAAATAACGCAGTTGTAAAAACTGGAGATATTGTTAATCTTTTTACCTCTAATGAATACAATCCCGAAAATAAATTAACTTGGAATGTTACAAACCTTGAAAACAATACCGCTAAGAAAATTGAATTAAATTCTTTTGATGAAGAAAGATATGCTGTATTACTTAATAATCAATTATTGAAACAATAGATAACTTAAAATATCCATCCTAATTTATTACTAAATATATTTTTTTCTAAATTTTAAATATATATATATAAAAATTTGAACAATACATAAATTATAATATAAATTATACTATAACCTATGTGTGGTATATTTGCATTCATCTCTATTTTTAAAAATAAAAAAATAAGTGATTTACATGACTTATTAGTGTATAATTGTAATAAAATTAAACATAGAGGTCCAGATAATTCGCAATATAAAACTTTTGATGATAAAATATTTATGGGATTTCATCGTTTATCAATTAATGATATTAGTGAGAATGGAAATCAACCTTTAATTTTAGATGATATAGTGCTTATCTGTAACGGAGAAATTTATAATCATGTTGAATTAGAAGAAAAATATGATATTAAACCCAATAGTCATAGTGATTGTGAGGTAATTCTACATTTATATAAGTTATTTGGAATTCATAAAACTCTTGAATTGATCAGTGGGTATTTTGCCTTTGTATTATATGATAGAAAAAATGATAAGATATATATAGCTAGAGATCCCATTGGTGTAAGAGCACTATATATTGGAAAAGACACTTATAATAATGTAGGTGTATGTAGTGAAATGAAAGGTTTGTCTGATTTTATGGCTACAATTGAACAATTTAAACCAGGTCATTATTTAGATATTGATTGTGAAAAACCTATCCCGTATTATCATTATAACTATCCAAGAATTGAACCTAGTGAACTATCGTTAGTAGACCAGCTTACTAAAATGAGAGGGTTTTTTGAAGCTGCTGTGTTTAAACGTTTTATGTTTGAAAGACCATTTGGTGTATTTTTAAGTGGAGGTTTCGATAGTAGTATTGTGGGTGCGTTAGTAGCTAAACATAATGCTCCTGAACCTATTCATTCATTTTCAATAGGAATGGAAGGTAGCACAGACCTAATTAAAGCAAGAGTTGTAGCTAAACATATTGGGTCTATTCATCATGAAGTAATAGTTACAGCAGAAGATATGTTATCCGCGATTACAACGGTTATAAAGCAGAATGAAACTTATGATACTACTACTGTTAGAGCGAGCACTCCTATGTATTTGCTATCAAAATATATTAAAGAAAATACAGATATTGTTGTAGTTTTTAGTGGGGAGGGAAGCGATGAAGCAAGTGGAAGTTATATGTATTTTCACAATGCGCCTTCCGATAATGACTTTCAGGATGAATGTATTAGACTTTTACAAGATTTGTGCTATTTTGATTGTCTTAGGTGCGATAAATCTACTGCTGGAAATGGATTAGAAGTGCGGGTTCCATTTTTAGATAAAGAATTTTTAACTGAATACATGCGTGTTCCTGTTGAATGGAAAGTTCCTAAAGATGGTATGGAAAAATGGTTTATTAGAAAGGCATTTGATGGAACAGGTCTCTTACCCGATGAAATTCTCTGGCGAAAAAAAGAGGCATTTAGTGATGGTGTTAGTAGCACGGAAAAATCGTGGTATCAAATTATTCAAGAACATGTCGATAAATTAATATCAGATACTGAATTTGAAGAACAAAAGAACAAATTTGATGTTAATTGTCCTCATCTTAAAGAAAGTTATTATTATCGAAAAGTTTTTGAAGAATTCTATCCTGGACGTGCTAGTACTATCCCATATTATTGGTTACCAAAATGGTCTGGCGATACCAAAGACCCAAGTGCTCGGGTGCTTAATGTATATGATAAATCAGACCAATTGTAATTATAAAATATAATTTGGATTAAATTATTGGGTATTTTGGTTATATATGGTATAATTAAATTATTTACTATAAATATTTCTAATTATGGGAAAAATAAAGATGAATAAATAGTATTAGTTATTCATTTCTATTTTATTTTTATTGTGTAAAATAATGATTATTCAGAATTTTTTGTTATAAAAGCATTGTACCCCCATTGAAGCAATGCTTGGCGTTGTTTAGGCCTACAGCTGATTTCTTCACAATTCTTTCGCACTTGTCCATAATGTCGTTTAAATGCTTTCCATCGTTTGATTTGTATTATATCAATTTCAGGTATTCTACGACCAATATAATATCTACAATACCATTGAAACCACCCCCTATTATCAGGGTCTCCTTCAATTTGTGGTATCCAACCATTCTTTAACCATTCAGACCTCGATAAACGACTTTTTATAGAGAAACAATTACATGTAACATTTGGATTGTTTGGACTTAATGTTCCAGATTTAATTGCATCTTCAAACCATTCTCTTGGAAATTCAAGTATACAGTCATTTAGATATTTCCCTTCAAAAACTCCCATTTCTAACATTTCCCCTGGAGTAAAGTAAGGTGTGAACTCTGGATGGTCAATTTCACCTATGTTTTTACTAAGTTTATATGTATATCCATTATCCATTTTATTATATGCTTTTATTGTTAATCCCTTTAAAAATTCGTCCGCTTTTCTACTATAATTCAATAAATTCGTCATGTCTTCAATTGATTTTATATTTCTTACTAAATCAATATTTCTATCCATAAATTAATTATATGTTAAATACATTTATTAAATTACAAAAAATAATTATCTATTTAATCTTATTTTAAAAAAAACTACTATTTATAAATATTATATCATTTATTGCTTGGTTAAGTGATATATTATTTTGCCTATTTTATAAATACACAATATGCTCAAATCAAATCAAAAAAATATCATTATTCATTATCCCCTTCTTTTTGTTTCATCCATGGGTCTTTATCTTCGAGACTATTCGCAATATTTTGTGATTCTGAAGCTTCTTTTAACTGTTTTTCCCTGTTCAACCGTTCTTCGGTCTTAGCCCTAATTTGGTCATCCTTTTGTTGCTGATAAAAAATATCTCGTTTAGCACTATTATCTTTATATTTTTGCATTAGAGTATTTAATTCTGGTTCCAAATATTCTTGGTTTTCAATACGGTCAGGATTGGGATCCCAAGGACACCAATATCCAATTGGTCCAACAAATATATTATCATTTTTGTATAATCTTTGTAATACTTTTGCTCTTACTTCTGCTTCGCGTTGGGTAGCATAGTTTCCTCTTGCTTTAAATCCACGCACAGTTGTTCTAAAATTTTCCATTTCATGAAATTTATTTTCCAGTGCTTCCTCATTTTTAAACAAAAAATCATCATATAAATCTTTTGTTTTATCATAATCCAATTTTGGTTTTTCTTCAGACAATACATTATGTTTTAAAAAATCACTATTATTACATAAAGATTTTAGGAACTCACTCATGATAAATACCTCTTTTTTTTTAAGAACATTTTCTGGACTTAAAAATGAAAAAACTCCGTAAGCTTGACCTGGAACTGCACTATCAACTTCCAAAAAATCTTCAATACTATCAGTCATTATATATTTAGTAATTATTACATCATTCTTTAAGTAATAATTATTATATCATTCTTTAAGTAATAATTATTATTTAATAATATAATTTCTATTTTTTTTTTCTCTTTTTCAAATATAAATAACTAATATGTCATCACTTGAAACTCCTGCTACAGATATTCAAGAAATGGTAAAAAGGATAACTAAATATTTAGTTGAAGGTGGAGCTACCGCAGTTGCCTGTTATTTAGTAGGCAAAAATCGTTTAAATATTGAAGAAATTATGTTAATAGCATTAACTGCTGCGGCTGTTTTTGCCATATTAGATATGTTTTCTCCATCTATAAGTTATGCGGCTCGTCAAGGTGCTGGCTTCGGCTTAGGTGCTAATATGGTAGGTTTCCCACAATTAGGAATGTTAGGTAGCGCACCAATGCTTTAAAAACAATATTTCAATAAATTTATTATATTTATTTAAATATATTTTTATTCACTCTTAGGCTTAATTTCTTCTAGAATTAATGATATATTTTTAATATTTTTTAAAAAAAGTTTATAACTCCAAAATACACCCATAAAGTATAGTGTTGCTAAAAGAATATATGATATAATTTCATTATGTAAATATATTTCATCCAAATTAGATAACAAATATCTTGAAAAATATATTATTCGAAAATATGTATACCATATATATTGTATAAATTCTACTATGTAAACATAATAGGGAAATGTAGTATACGATTTATTAACATGATAGGCGACATATAACATAAAATTTGAATTTTCTAATATATTATATATCATAAGTATAAAGTTAGATGATATATCTATTGAAGAAAGATATAATCCATATATCGCAATAATATGATGTACTATAAAAGGACCTTGTGATATAAGCGCATTTTTATTCTGGAATAATTGTAAAATTATATAGATTAAGTCATATATGTAAAAACTTGTGCTTAGGTTTATAAGATACGATTTATCAAAATTTGTATTGTAATAAATTACAAATATTAACGCATGTATAAAATGAGCAATATTCTTACTTATATTATAGTCAAAAAATTTAGTAAAACCTAAAATTAAGATTCGCCAAAAGGCAAAAAAACTTACTATGAAAAAATAATTTAACATGAATTAGTTAAACTAATTTATACATTTATTTTTAAATATATATTTAATTCATTTTATTAATTAATTTTTTTTTTATATTTTGTTTTTACTTAAAAATATAATGTTATATATAATTATGAAAGTATAAGTCTACAATTGTAGAATATATTTCATCCTCTAGTGTTGAGCGGCAATATAGTTTGATGACTGAGCGGTTTAATAGGTTTGAAAAAACTGATTTTTAGCGAACTGGTAAAACAGTAATCGCATATAACTAGAGTATATGGCGCATTAGAAATTGAAACTGGGGTGTAATATTATTATGACCCTACTTTCAATATTCCTTATGAATGTCCATTCATATTCAAGTGTAGGTTATGATTGCACTTGAATTATATAGTATACTAGAATGCTTTACAATTATAATATTCGGGATGTTTAATTACTATTGATGATATTATATTGATTAATAAGCATATACCCATATATGTTAATTAGAAGTCTGCCCACAAAAATTATTAAAAATATATAAATATATATATATATTTAATGATTAACAATATTATTATAATAGTTTTGTTTTTATTAATTTCAGTAAATTTTTTTAAAGATAATATTAATTTGATTTATTTTATCCCAATATGTGGTTTACTATTAATCTATATAAATACATCAGTACACGAGCATTTTTTATGTAAATTGGAAAACAGTGTAACAAATATATTTGAGACTAATCAATTTCTAGGAAACCTCAAAAATAAGATACAGGACAATTATTTAAAGTATAAACCTGATGTAATTTTCAATAAATTTAGGGATGATACACGGAACAATCTATTAAAAATTAATAAAAGTGCTGAAAAAATTATTTTGAAAATATAAATGTTTTTATAATGTTTTAATTTAGTATATGAAATCTATAGTTTTATTATTATTAATGTTTGGTATTATTATGATAGTAATGGGATATTATAGAGAATATTCGAAATGCCCCAATCCAATTATAGAATATCGGTTTATACCTAGAACGTTTTATGACGAACAATTAAGCACTCCTAATTTAATGAAAGAATTTAGCACGATGTTTGAAGATGAAAATGTTTGGCTAAAAGATAGAAATATCATTAAACCTTCAAAAGGACCAACCTTAAATTTTTATACAACTCCGAAATAAATCAAGAATACATTATTAAACCAATTTATGCATCTATTTTTTTAATAAAATCAAAATAATTAAAATCATTATTGCTTATATCAGTATGATTTAAGTTATTATAAAGCACCAAATTTTCAAATAAAAAATAATCTCGCATTTTTAAATCTAAAAAATCATTTATTAAATAAAAATTGCTACTTTGCTTATCAAATCGCACCATAACACGATATATTTTGTTTGATTTATTGTAAAATATTATTGTATCGTAATCTTGCTTTTCAAAATAATATATATAAATATTTTTCTGATTTAACCGCTCAATAATTTCAATTTGTTTATTTTGTTTCTTATCTAAAATACGAACATAACTGTAATCATCATAGTTATAAACTAAACCTTTTAATTTAGAATTATATTTATTATTCATTATAATACAATTTTATAATTATATACTTTTATATCTTAATATTTCGAATTTAGTAATAAATTTCAAATTAAATAAATATATATATATATATTTAAAAATATCTTACTAATATTGAAAAAATTGATTTGATTGTTTATTTTTTTGATTATGTTTAAACTAAAAAATTAACAATAATGGAAAATTTAGATAATGACCAAAAAGATGCTATATTACGCATGAAACGGGGTCAAAATGTGTTTTTAACAGGAGGAGGAGGCACTGGTAAATCTTTTGTATTAGAACATTTCATCACATATGTTAAAAATAAATATAGTGAAGACTGGAAACGTTACATCGGAATAACAAGTCTTACAGGTTCAAGCGCACTACTCATTGGAGGAACTACAATACACTCTTTTTCGGGTATAGGAGTGAGTAAATTAGATGAAAATCGTATAATTGAAACAATATCAAAAAGAAAATATATTAAAAATAGATGGAAAGAACTAAAAACTCTAATTATAGATGAAATATCAATGATGACCCCAAGAACTTTACGATTATTAAATAAATTGGCTCAATTTATTAGAAAAAACAGTTTGCCTTTTGGAGGTATACAGATGATATTCAGTGGTGATTTCTGCCAGTTATCACCTATTTTAGAACAGCATCTTTTACATACTATGGATTATTGTTTTGAAACACCAGAATGGAAAGAAGCAAATATATATACTGTATATTTTAAACAAATACATAGGCAATCGGATTTAGAATTTATTGAAACACTACAAAAGATACGATTAGGTATTTCAGACCAAGAAACAAGTAGTGTTTTGATGTCTAGATTTAAAAAATCACTTGAAAATAAAAGTGGTATTTTACCTACACAGTTATATCCTACAAGAGATAGAGCTAATAGTGTAAATAATACATTTTTAGAGAATTTGAAAAAAATACATCAAACTAAATTATTTACATTAAATATTAGTGTTGAACCAACCGAAAATTCAGATGAACGAGTATATAATACTGAAACTTTAGAACAAAAGATATTATCTCAAACACCCGTAGCAAAAAATATAGAATTATGTAAAGATTTGCAGGTTATACTTGTAGTTAACTTATCTATTGATGAAGGTTTAGTAAATGGTAGTAAAGGAATAATTACTGATTTTGATGATAAGGGATTTCCAATTGTAGCATTTTTAAATGGTAAAGTTCGGGCTATTAGTCCTTATACATGGGATATTGAAGAAAATGGTATGCTTGTAAAAGCAGTGGGTATTCCATTAATATTGGGATATGGTTGCACTATTCACCGTTCACAAGGTATGACTATAGAATTAGCAATTATTGATATTGGTAATAATATATTTATGGGAAGTGGTGGATATGGTCAAGTGTATGTAGCACTTAGTAGAGTTAGAAGTTTATCTGGATTATGCATTTTAAATTTTGACCCAAATAGAATTAAATGCCATCCAAAAGTAATTCGATACTATGAAGATTTAGAAAAGGAAATACTTGAACGAAATAAACAGGATATATCAGACACATGTAAACCTTTAGATTTTACAACTAATAAACAACATACAATTCTAGATGCCCCTATTAAAAAAGTAATAAAAAAATCTAAAGAAGAACTGAAAACACGACAATTTAATATTCATACATTTTTCAATCCTACTGTTTCTTTGGAATAAATGTATGAAAAACTATTTTAATCTAAAAAATTTGATATCTATACTTATATATAAATTTTATCTTTTATTTAAAATGTTAAAACAACATATTCGATATTTTTCTGATTTACATTTAGAATTTATTAAACCCGATAAAATACAAGAATATATTAATAAAATACCATCTGGTATTGATGAAATATGTATATTAGCAGGAGATATTGGTAATCCATATGACCGAAATTATGATATTTTTATGCGGTTTATAAGTAAAAATTTCAAAAAAACATTTGTTATTCCAGGTAATCATGAATATTATAATAAAAAAAAACAGATACATCAAACAAATGCGTTTATGACGCAATATTTTGAAAAATTTCATAATATAAGCTTTTTGAATAATAGTTATGAAATTTATGACGATGTGTGTTATATTGGAACTATATTATGGTCTAAAATAACAAATCCATGCTATGAAATAAATGATGTATATCAAATACCTCATTTTAGTTGTGTTAAATATAATAATTTGAATGTGGCATGTATTGAATTTTTAGAAAATACATTACAAAACAACGATAACTGTATAGTAATAACACATCACGTTCCATCATATTCTTTAATAGATGAAAAATATAAAACAGAACAAATGCAACCATATAATCAATGGTTTTATTCTGATATGGATACATTAATTAAAAATAAAGGAAATAAAATAAAATGTTGGATTTATGGTCATACACATACACCTTCCAATGTTAAAATAAATGAAATACCATTTTTATGTAATCCCATTGGTTATCCAAATGAAAATGAAAATATTAATTTTAACACATCTATTATAATATAAATGATTAAAAGATGTAAAACTAATTATTTAGTGTATCACAAATATTTAGTTTTAGTAAATCAAAGCTAATTTGTTTATATTGACCTATAAAATTCCCAACCAAGGTCTATACATATTTTTTCCCAAATAATATCTTGTTGTTGTAATTTTTCTCTAGATTTTAATAGAGGAAAACATGGAAGTAAATGGTCAAGTTCCAATAACTGACAAAACTTATGTAAAACATATCCATATGATAAAAAATTTTGTCTTTCACTGGGACAATATTTTATAAATGGAATTTGTATTTCCTTAAACATGACTCGCAATGTCTCTTCTTGATTTTTTGTAATATGTGGTGCGGGGATACCATTAATATGATTAATAATATGCGGAATATGTTCATAATATTTATTAAGATTTAATTTTCTTAATATCTCCCGAATTTTACCAGGTTCTATACTGGTCAAATTAGTTATTCGCTCTTTTTTTATTTCATCTAATATTTTATCGTATACATCTTTTGGTATATCGGTTGATTCTTTACCCTGAAATTGACTAACCCATTCGTTGCTAAATTATATGTATTTCTACATATACCCGACTATATCTTAAGCATTGTATAATATACAAATATACAAAACCCACTACCGTTTAGTCTGTGAACCCCTGACTTATTTAACCATAAAAATAGGTATAATAAGTTGTTGGCTGCTGATTATCCAATCCTATTTATTTTCACATTTAATATTCTATCACTAGATATATTATAGTATAATAGGCTCTAAGGAAGTCCCAGCAATTTGATAGTGTCGCAAGATATAAATATTATATCTCACTAGCAGGTGAAGGCATTTATTCTAAATCTGGTCAAATTTAGATAAATGAAGGTTTCCCAAGTTTTTATTATTGTCCAAACCATAAGACAATATACTCCTGCTGTTCCACTCCAACTGTTAAAGTGGTTAATTCTTTTATATGCGAAATATGCTATCTCTTTTGGTGGTTCTTTATAGCTAGGTTTATCACAATCGATTAAAACATATTCTTGTGCACCACATTTTTGACATATCATTATTCCTTCCGCATTTATAAAATATTTCTGGGCATTACATTTACGGCAAATTTCAATATCATCTTCTTTGTTTTTATCAGATATATACCGTGTATCAACATAATTCATATACTTATCCATCATTTCTGTTTTTGTTAATACTCTTCTTTGTTTCTGATTATCTGATTTTTGATTTGTAGTATAATTTATAGTTATATTTGATTGATTTTCATTATCATTTTTAAAAAAATCCAAAATTGATTTTGATAAAGGTCCCTTTTCAATAATATAAGGTGTCTTTTCAACATCAGGCACTATTACAGGTTCATTACACATATTATAATATTGAAAAAGAATATGTCCTGTATTTAAATAATATAATTGTGGATCTTCAATTGTGCTGATATTTGAAATTTCACGCTCTATATCAATTATTTTTTCCTTTAAATCGAATTTTAGATTTAATTGTTCATCTGATATATTTTGATTAGCAATAGAATCTAAAATTTTTAACTCATTTTGAACATTTTGTAATTCTTTCTGTAATTCTATTTTTCTTGTTTTATTTTCTTGAAATTTTCGTATTAATTCTTGATGTTTATTGTCTATATTTACATTTGTAGAAGCAATTTTTTTTTTTTTATTATTTTTATCTTTAAATAATAACATTATTATAAAATTACAAAATTATTTATATTTTATATTATCATAGTTCTTTTTAAATAAAATTTATTATATTTTAACAGAATTTCAGATTTACACGCAAAATTAATTAATTTATTGATTTTCGTTAAAATGATATAATTGATTTTTGATAAGAGAATATAATTAGACTATCGTTATGCAAAATATTATTAAAAGATCGCATGAAAAAATATTAATTGATTTAATTAAAATTTCTTTTATATATAGTATGATTAAAGAAGGTTGGAAATTTAGACATATATCTGATAGTGTTTTTGAATTTAAGAAAAGTCGCTCTATAATTAACGATGTTGATGTTAAAGATATATTAAATAAAATTTAATTTAATTGCGTTTTGCTAAATTTTTTTTCTTGATTATATTATATAAAACAAAAATGGGTGGTGGTTTAATGCAACTTGTCGCATATGGTGCTCAAGACATCTATCTTACTGGAAATCCTCAAATCACTTTTTGGAAAGTAATGTACCGTAGACACACTAATTTCTCTATGGAATCTATTGAACAAACTTTTAACGGTGCTGCCGATTGGGGTCGCAAAGTTACCTGCACAATTTCCCGCAATGGTGATCTTATTTCCCGTGTTTATTTGCAAGTTACTCTTCCTAGTGTAACCTGCGCTGCTGGTCAAAGATTCCGTTGGCTCAACTGGGTTGGTCACGTCATGATCAAAATGGTTGAAGTTGAAATCGGTGGTCAACGTATCGACCGTCACTATGGTGACTGGCTCCACATCTGGAATGAACTTACTCAAACCGCAGGTCACGCTGCTGGCTATGCTTCCATGGTTGGAAATGTCCCC